CAGGTTTTGGGCTGTGTGTGGTCCACCCTTGCTCAGTGGGATTAGGTGATCGAGGTGAAATGCGTGGCGTGGCACCTTGCGATCACAGAGATGACATCTTCCGCCATCCCGCTCATATAGAGCAAGCCGATCCACCTTCTCACCGAGCACTCCTCGGAGCCTAGACCTTCTGCGCGCTGTGGCTTCGGCGCTTACTTGCCGTCCCCGTTCGCTAACCCGGTAAGCCTTGATTCGCTCCGCGTTCTTCTCGCGCCACTCCGCATAGTACGCAGGATATGACTTCCGTTCACCGCGCCGACCGAACTCTCGATACCGGAGCTTATCCTTTTCGCGGATCCGCTCCCGGTTCGCATAATCCCATTGGCGCTTGTACGCCATCATCGCCTCGTGATTTTCTTCGCGGTAACGCCGGTTCGCCTCTGAGATGCGTTCCTTATTGGCCGCTCGGTAGCGCCGCATGTATTCGAGCTTCTCCGGCGAGCTTTTCGCCACCTTTCCATTGTACAACCCCATCCGACATCCGCCCTGCCGTCACAGGCGGCGGGTGTCTTCCTTCCCGAACGCCTGACCCTCAACGCCGAAGCTGATTCGTGGCGCGCACCATGTGCGGCCCGCGCGACAGGCAACGCCAAGGGGAACGGCCGAAATAGGAAGCCAATCCGAATACGAAGGGAGGTGACACATCATGGCACTAGCTTCAGTTTCGGCCTTCGCCAGCTACGACCAGTCGGCGAGGATCAACGAAGAGGACATCTCCGACTACCTGTCGGAGGCGCTGATCATGGACTTCCATCTGCTCGGCACGCTGAACGTGGACATGGGCAACCCGGTCACGGACATCGTCCACTACTGGGAGGAAGACTCCCTGAACAGCGACAAGCTGACGCTGACGATCTCGCTCGCCTCGGGCGCCCTGTCGATCACGCACTCGGCAAGCTCGGCCCCGCATGTCGGGGACTTCGTGACCGCAGACATCGGCGGCACGAACTCGGAGACGATGCAGATCACCGCGGTCAACTCGACGACGAACTGCACCGTCTCACGGTCGATCAACTCGACCACGGCAGCGTCGATCGCCAACAGCGGCACCGTCACGTTGCAGCGCAAGGAGCAGGAGTTCTCTGACATCGGCTCGGACGCCTCGGTCAACCCGACCGTCCGGTTGAACTACACGGAGATCATCCCTGCCCGCGACCTCCAGATCAGCGGCTCGCAGCTCGCCCGCAAGATGGCGACCGCGCAGTTGCAGGATCAGGTGGCGCACCAGCTCGGCAACAGGATGATCGAGTGGAAGCGCGGGTTCACGAAGTCGCTGCTCTACAGCGAGCGGCTCGGCCCCGGCTCAGACTCGGTCTACCGCGCGCTTGGCGGCTACCGCTACTGGGCGAAGGCTGCCGCACCGGCAGCCCAGCTCAACACGACCGCCAGCACGCTCACGCTGGCGATCCTGGACGCGGTCAACAAGTCGATCGTCGATCAGGGCAAGTACCCGGACACGCTCGTTGTCGGAACCGACCTCGTCGGCTCCGTCAACGCGGTGGACTACGCCAACAGGCGCATGTTGGAGTCCGACACCAAGGCAGGCTATGTCGTCAACACGATCCTGCTCGGACAGGGGAACGCGGTAGACGTCGTAGTGGACGGCCGGGTCAACTCCGGGGACGCGCTCCTGTTCAACAGGAGCCAGTTCGTACCGCGCCCGCTCCAGGGCCGCGCGATGTTCACGATCGCCGGTCAGGACTGGGTGGACGGCAGGAAGCGCCGGGTGCTCGGAGAGTGGACGTGCGAGGTCCGCAACCCCGAGACGCTCGGGTACCTGACGAACAAGATCTAGGTCTTGCTCGTGCCGCGAAGGGGGCCGAGGACGCCCGGCCCCTCCTTCCTTCTAAGGAGTTGCCCATGGAGCAGTCTTGTGGATCTCCACAGTGCGACAACCCTGACTGTGAGATCGAGTACGGCTTCTGCCATTGTGGCTGCGGCGAACCCGCTCCCATCTCAGACCGTAACAGCCCTCGTTTCCGGTGGGAGAAGGACAAGCCGAAGAAGTACGTCTTTCGACACCGCGGCAAGGGGGCCAGTAGACCGATGGAGCGGACACGCTGCGAACGTTGTGGAGAACTTCACTGGCGTTTCAAGAAGTGCGTGCCCACACCCGCACTGGAAGTGTTCACGGAGTCCCGCCGTGTCGTGCCGCTCTGGAAGAACGACACCGACAAGGCATGGGGTGACCGCACCGTCACGGTGCAGCGTGCCACAGGTTGGGGGGACAGGTCTAAGCGTTCCCCGACGTTCTGGAACAAGGAGGAGCCCGATGGGCCGCAAGAAGCCGCGTAAAGGACGGGGATACTAGGTGGCGACCGCCGCCTCCACACTGATCCAGCGAGGCCGCCGCTACATAGGCGACTGGCCCGAGCTGGACACGTTGGGCGCGTCGCTGACGAACTCGGCGACGACGGTCAC